CCAGTAGTTGTATTCCAAGTTCCAGTTGTATCGCCGGGAAATGTGTTAGTTTTTTGTTCCCAAGTGTTGGCGGTGTTGATGGTGAAATTAAAAGGACACATCCTTGTATAGCCACTATTTGCTATATTGCCAGTATATTGCCCTGTAACACTAGAACGAACCCAAAAAGAAACCGTAACGCTTTGTGCATTGGCGGTACCAAACCCAAAATCTGCTATGTTGTATCCTTCAATTGGCTGTTTAAAACCACTAAATTGAGTAGCGGCAATACTGGCATCTCCAACAGAAATAGTGTCTCTTAACGAATAAGTAAACCCTGCTGGAGCATCAGTATTTTGCGCCGCAGATTCTGTCGCATCATTGCTTTTTACAAATTGCCACCTGTCAACTGTATAAGTGTCAGAAGTGCTTACAGCGGTATTTCGCTGATTTATAACCATTGCCCCGTTTATGATGCGGTTTCTAAAGGTTACGTTGCTTGAGCCGCTCTGTGCGATGTTTACTGCTAGTGTCATGCTATTTTTACTCCTATTAAAGAACACTGACGATAACCACCAGTACCATCCCCCCCAAAAAATGCATTTGTTGTACCCACTACGTACCCGTAAAGTTTCATGGTGTCACCAGAAGAAATTGTTTTAAGTGTTTGGACTTGTCCTGTAAAGTGCCTAATGTTTCCAGTTGCAGCTCCGGGAATAAAGCTGTAGTTTCCAGCATCAAGGCTTCCGTTGTAATACAGTCCTGCATTGCACTGAGAGCCATTATTAGCGTCAACATAGAACGATACTTGCCCAGTAAACATCCAAACACCCGCCTCTGCCGCAGTCGCAGTCCATGTGTATGTGCTTGTGTTAAATGAACTACCTGACTGCAAAGCGTTATCAAGGTTTACCTGTGTCCATGTAGAAGAACTAACACTACCTTGGTTTGAAGTTCTGTGCGCGTAGAAATAATTTTGGTTTGCGGTTGTTAACACCGTGCCAGACGTAGTTGGCAACGTAAGCGTTCCTGCACCATTAATAATTGTGCTTATTGCAGGACTTGTAAGAGTAGGCGAAGTCAGCGTCACGCCCGACACAATATTAGAAGTTCCAACAGACGCAGGGCTGTTTGGTATTGCATTCAACACCGAACTGACAAGGAAGCTCTCTGTGACTACTGAATCGCCTGATGTACATGCGTTAACTAAAACTACTGTCGTTCCTGTAGTGGCTGTGAAGTCTGTAGATACAAGGCGTACCCCGTTTCTGTACACATCAATGTAGCCAACGGTATATGAAGGCACACTAAATGATGTCTGTGCCGCTGTCGCTGTGAAGTTCGTTACTGTTCTGTAGGCTGTAGTCGTTACTCCGCTGGCTGGGATGCCAAGGTATCTGACGCTGATGTTGCTTGTACCGCTTGGTGGAGCGGCTGAGAAGGTCAGGGTTGTGCCTGATACAGAATAGGTTGATGGGTCTTGGAGTACACCAGTAATCGCTACGATGATTGAAGACGTGTTGGCAGGAGCCACCGTCATGGTGAACGCTGTTTGTGAGCCTGTCCCGCTGAACGTGTCTACAAGGAAGGCTACGGAGATGGGTTGGTTACCTATGAAAGCCATGTTATGCCTTTGGGTATTGGGTCTTCACCGCATCAATAGCGGCTTTCCATGCGTCTAGCCCGCCGTGATAAATAGTGTCTAGTTGGTCAGGGATAGACGGATAGGCTTGTTGTCTTTTTTCAGCGTAAGACATGGCATTAAACGCAGCGTTAGCTTTACTACGCTTAATATCTTCAGCCTCACCAGCACTGATTGGAGTTTTATCCCCAATAAGATGGTCTTGTGAACCATCAAGCTCATAAGCAAAAACATCATTATTGGAATCTTTATATAGTTTCATCGTATTTCTATCCAAGTAACCAATGTTGGAATGCCATTCATACCTACGTTATAGGTCATGCCAGTTGGAACCATTAAGTAAACGCTATAGTATGTACCTGCAGTAGGGCTTGCAGAACCATAAAATAATTGTCCATTAATATATTGAATAACAATAGGACTTGATACGGAATTTGACATTGAAACATAAACAGCTATTGGCCTGCCCGTAGAGTTTGTGTAATTAGTTGATAAGGCTCTACTTCCGCCAACGTCTTGAACTGTTTGTCCAACACCAAAAAGTTGTGAAGTTAATGCTGCTGTGCCTGTTGTTGCTGGCAATGTAACTGTAGTAGAACCAGCAACCGCTGTTGCAACTAAGTTTGTTGTTCCAGATGTTGAGCCACTAAAATTTGCGCCCCCACCACCAATAGTAGGAGTTGTCAGGCTCAGTGGGGCGTTTAACCCGTTTTGTCCAATCGTACTAATAGGCATTATCTGTTCTCCAGCGCTTCAATCCGAGCCTGATATGCCGACACTACATCTGCCGTCCATGCGGCATTACAGATAGCCACTACATTGGCTGGTTGACCAGTTAAGTCTTGTGCTGGTGTCAGGCTTGTACGATGGTATGTCTGTGCTATCTGGTCACCATCTTTCAGAATGCGTGTTGCTTCCCGATACAAGACTATGCCGTTTTCGGTGACTGTGATTTGGTCAATGATTTTTGTTTCTGTGAGTGCCATGATTTTTCCTTAGTTAAGCAACCTTATAAATGCAAGTGCCACGAATCGCTTTACTAAGCAACGAAGTATTATTTATTGCATTAGTAGTAGTTGTGTCATACAAAGTAAAAGTTGTTGCGCTAGCGTCTATTGGGGACATTAAGCCGGGTGAGTAAGAAGTGTATGAAACATTAAATGCGTTCATAGCGTTACCAGTTGTAGATGTAAAAGGTAATCCACCAATTACATTAAGAGCAGAACTTGATGAACCGGGAAATGTTAAAGCAAAAGTAGCAAATACCATATCACCTATTTTTGTATAGTACGCACTAACACCAGTAAATGTTAAACCACTACCACTTGAATCAATAGGTGTCCAAGTCCCTTCCTCATAATCATCCAATGTGTTTGCGTTAGATGATGCTGATTGGGTTGCGGGGAAAGTAATACCAGAACCACTTGTAGAGGGCGTAGCACCACCAACACCAATGGTTGTTGATGCGGTCATTCTTGTGCCATCAGTTGTTACACCTGATATGCCGCCAAACGCTCCAGCGTTGTTGTACTGAAGTTGAGTAGTTGAACCACCGGGGCTTACCGATACTGCCGCCCAACTGTTATCCCCACGCAAAAACGTAGAAGCGCTTGGTGTACCTGTGGCTGTAAATGCGGTAAGTCCTACTGTGCTTTGACCCGGTGCAATCACCTGAGTTATTGGGCTTGTGTAGTACACATAAATGTTGTTAGTCCCGCTCAACGGAGCGGAAGTAAACGTGATGGTGTTGGCGCTTACTGTGTAGGCTGAACTGGGATTCTGGGCTACGTTATCAATCGTAACTTGGACTTGGGCTACAGACGCAACTGGGCGAGACAGCGTGAATGCCGTGGTTGACCCGTTACCGCTGAAGAAGTCAACGGCTGGGGTGAAAGCCTGCGTGGTGTTAGTGTTACCTATAAAAGCCATGTTATGCCGCCAATAAGACAGAGACTACTACGTCAGCCGATGTTGCCGCGCTTGATAACACCTTCAGCGCATCAGACGCAATCAGCACAATCCTGTTACCTTGAATCACCTCTAGCGAACCGCCCACGGGGACAGTAGCTGCCTTGACCAAGTAGTAATCCACCGCAGAGCGAGTGAAGAACACATCACAGGTTATGGGGGAAGTTGTTGTATTAGCCACCACCAGACTGGCTACAGCCGCCGTAGTAGAAGCAGACACCGTTACTAGGGTGGAAGCAGATGTGCCAACGTTCTTGGCTACATAGGAAATATTGGTATAAGTTGCCATATCAGCCCATCATAAAAGAGAGAAAGTACGCTTGGTCAAGGATGTTCTGCGTACCGGGGGTGTTAGTTACTGAATACTCAGCAGGGTAAGCTACAAAGACATCTTTTGTACCCGCACTAAAATTAAGTGCTGAAGGCTCTGTAGCTGAACTGTTTGATAACACCGTTGTGCGGGCTAGGGTTGTCCCTGATGAGGTGTAAGTGCCAATACCTACTTCCCACTCTGACCCACTTTGGCTTGCAATCGTATAGTACGTTGTGTTTGCGTTACCAATAATGGCAAAAGACTGAAACCCAGTTGATGCGCCAAGCAGAGTCACTGTTCCCGTACCAGCCGTTGTGGTAGTTTCTTTTACCCTGTTCGCAAGTACAAAAGCCATGTAAATCCTTTAAGGCGTGTTAACCAAAACCCAATTGGATGTTTCCGAATTATCCACCAAAGCCCAGTTAGAAGTTTCAGAATTATCCACTAATATCCAATAAATAGCGACCACAGTACCCACTGAGCCTACAGCCTGTACACCAGTCAACGCAAAAGATTTATTAACACCAACTGTTCCTACCGCGCCAACAGCTTCAACACCTGTTATGGCAAACTCTTTTCCGGGGACTACCGTACCCACTGCCCCAGAAGCAACCACGCCTGTTAGAGCAATAGTGATAGACGGTTCTACTGTACCTACCGAACCAATCGCCTCGTCACCGCTAGTCGCATCAGACTCGTTGTAGATGACCGTACCAACCGCGCCAGAAGCCTCAACCCCAGTCAGAGCAATTGTGATACTAGGAACAACCGTGCCTACTGCGCCGTCCGCTTGAACACCTGTTAGCGCAAATATCTTCTCTGGGGTGAGCGTACCTGTAGTACCGTTAGCGTGAACACCCGCTATTAATGGGAAGTTGGTTTCGTCTACAGCACCAACGTCTGCGTTGGATAAAACACCTACAAGTTCAACAGAACTAGACTGGACTACCGTGCCAACACTGCCAGTTGCAAATACGCCCGTAATGGCAACAGTGATTTCTACTGTTACAGACCCAACAGCACCCGTTGCCTCAACCCCTGTAAGAGCAAAAGCCTTAGCAACCTCTACCGTCCCAACCGCACCAGTCGCAACTACGCCCGTCAGGGCAACAACAACTGTGTTTTCCCCTAATGACGCAAACGGGGCTTGTGCATATGCGGAGATACCAAACATGGTCTACGGCTTACGCCGCCTCCGCTTAGGTTGTTGCCAGACGCAGTAACGCGGTTGATGTGGTGTTGGCTGGCATCGTTAAAGTAAACGTGCCCGCAGTAATGGTCTGACTACCAAAGGTATGAACAGAAACCGCTTTATTACTCTGCGAAGAGTTATAAATTAACACCGCGTCAAAGGCTGTGGCTAAAGTCACCGAGGTGTAGACAAGCGAAGCTGAAGGCGTAAAGAACGCCACGCCCGCAGTAGTAGATGCGTTAGTTGCTGTAGGAGGAGTTGCAGCCGTGACCGCTATGCCACCTGCGGAGTACCCAGAACCAGAGACTTCTCCAGTTGCCGAATATGCCGTAGTAGATGCGTTGTAAGTAGCGGATGCCAAATACAAAGCCGCTTTAAAGGAGTCGGTTGCGCTCGTTCCACGGGTTGGTGCAGTACCAAAATTATGAGTCGCAGTCATTAACTCGCCCATGAACGAGGTTGTCATTGATTGGGTATTAGCCATGATATTTCCTTTATGCTAAAGAAGCTGTTTCGCCACCAGCAAAAGTGGGCATTTTCTTCAAAGTTACATGTGCAGAACGATGAACGAGTTCACCCTCTAACCAGTACTCCACCCATGTGGTAAGTTCGTTGTCGTTATCCACGGTTCCTTCTCGCTTTTCAAGCAAAGAATCGTCCATGTCGCCTTTAGTGGTTGTTACTAACATTATGAAATCCTTATGATTGCTGATGTATTAGTGACTGCTGGGAATTGTACGGTAAATGTGGCTGTAGAGGTCTTATCTGCGCCAAAATCTAATACACAAACTGCTGGATTTCCGCCACCGCTTAGATAGATTAACGCACCCCGTGCAGTTATTGCACCTGTCCATGATGTGTTGTTAAACGAAATAAACGCTGTGTCTCCATTACCCACCGTTGGAACTTGGGCTATCGTCAATAAATTACCGCCCGCTACATAGTTGCCACCAGACGCTTCGCCCGTAGCAGTGTACGCAGTTGTGTCTTCATTGAGAGAGGCTGAGTTGGTATACAACGCCAAATAAAAACTACCAGACGTAAAGTTAAACGTGCCATTCATCAAGCCCGTCTTAAACGTATTGCAGGTAAAGTTTCCTGTGAAAGCCATCAAGTCACCGCCTGTCTATATTGACCAGAACGATACGCATCCTGACGCTCCATGCCATCTCCAAGACGTTTAGCCAGAGCCAATGCTTCCTTGTACTTTGTATCGTAAAGCACGATTAAGTCTTGCTCACCTTTCATGTAGGTATACGCTTCAACCAGCGAACCATACAAGAGGACAGTATCAAAGTTATCTCCCAACCATGTAGTTGAGGCTGTGGTGATTGACTCAGGATAGTAGTAATAATGCAGTTCTACATAATAAGATGCGTCTGGCGTTGGGCCAAGAATTAGTGACAACTCATTTGTAATGGTTACCCCGTTTACCGTCGGACCAAACAAGGCATAGTATTTTGGCTCGCCTGTGCTGTTAGGAGTTGGATATGCTTGACGTATAAAGTTAACGTCTTTGTTCAGTAGGTACTCAAACGTACCTGTGTCTAAATTAACAGGACTACCCGTAGCCCCCGTTACCAATGCTAGAGAATACACAGACAGAAAATCGTTTGGTAAGGATACGTATTTGTTGTTGGCTGTAATAGATGAATATTGGTTCTTGCGAATAGATGGAAACTGTACCGTGTTGTAAATGCGTTGTTCAGCCTGCGTAATCAGACGGTTAATCTGAGTCGTTGAAGACACAACCGTGCTGTCCGCCAAAGTGGTAGACGGAAAGTTGTTCTCTGTATAGGTCTGAATTGCAGCTACTAACTCGGAATAGGTCATCCCATTGGTCCTCTTGACATAACGCCTTTAGTAGCACAGCCAGTACCACGCATTCTGATGCCGTCGGTTTTAACCTTCTCATCACCAGCGGATTTGCTAATAGCGCCAATGCTGACATCCATCGTGTCTAACTTGCTAGAGTTAGCTTCTTTTCCGGGGTTACCAGAAATAGTGAAGTCTTTGCCAGTCGCATGGTGTGGTGCAGCATAGACGTCGGCAGAACCAACTTCTTTGCCGCCTTGTTTCATACTAAATTTAGCCATTACTTGCTCCCTTGGTTTGCAACACGAGCCAAGTTACGCCCCATAGAC